GTAGAATTAAAGGTAGACAGCTTCTCAATCACTGCTCGTACCCGCAAGCTTAAGGCAGCATGGACCCCAGAACTAGGTCAAGACCTAAATGCTTATCACAACCTCGATGCAGAAGTTGAATTGACAAGCATTCTTTCTGAACAAATCGGTCTTGAAATTGATCAAGAAATCCTAAACGATCTAGTTAAGGGTGCAACCGCTGGCACCAAGTACTGGAGCCGTCGTCCCGGTAAGTTCGTTAACCGTGCAACTGGTGTAGGTATCAACACCACCGCCGCTGATGCCCCAGCTCCTCCAGACTTCACTGGTAACGTTTCAATGTGGTATGAAACACTTGTTGAAACAATCAACGATGTATCCGCAGCAATTCACCGTAAGACACTTCGCGGTGGTGCAAACTTCCTAGTTTGCTCCCCAGAAGTAGCTAACATTCTTGAATTCACCAGCGGCTTCCGTGCATCTGTAACAAGCGATGCAGAAAAAGGTGCAGTAGGCGCAGTTAAGGTTGGCGATATGAACAAGAAGTTTGACGTTATCGTTCACCCATACTTCCTACGCAACGTAATTCTCGTTGGTCGTAAGGGTGGCAGCTTCCTAGAAAGCGGTTACGTATATGCTCCATACGTACCACTACAATCCACACCAACCATCTTCGATCCAGACACCTTCTCACCACGTAAGGCTGTTTTGACCCGTTATGGCAAGGCGATGGTTCGTCCTGACATGTACGGTCTTGTAATCTGCGAAGATCTAGAAGGTTAAAAAATAATTTAGAAGTCTATTTTGCCCCGCTACCGCAAGGTAGCGGGGTTTTTTATTGTCATAACATCATACTGCGCACTATTTACCTTGTCAACCCTTTACATGTCAACACAGCTCTAGTATAATTTGCGATATGATAAATAAAAACAACTTAGACATAGCAGTTCCAGTAGAAGAAACGGCCCTAAACAAATGTCTTATCTGTAATAGGCAATTCGCTAATGGAAAAATGGCTTTGGCAAGATATTAACCTATGCTGATTTGAGATTTGGAACCGGAGAAGTATATTCTAAGAATCATTTCCAATTTGTTGGTACTACCGATGTTGATTATTGGTATACAAATGGAAAACAACGTTATAATCGATTTAAATACCGTGCAAAAAATGGTAAATCAGAAAAACACATAGCTGAAGAATCTAATGTTAAAAGGATATATGGCTGCGGAAGCAATATTTACTTATATCAGCTTTAATATTGCTAGTAGAAACATGTGTTTAAGTACTATTTAATATATTCAACATTAGAAGGAAAAATACTATGAAAATCCGCATCAGCAAAAGCAAAAAGCCAGTTAATGAATTTCTTGGTGGTTTATTTAGCCGTGGAGGAACAACTAGCAAAACAAAAGGTTTAGGAACCGGCTCTACAGATGCACCAAAGAATCTTAATAATTTAAAAACCGCTTTAGCTGATCTAGAGAAAAAAGTTGGTGAACAAAAAGTAAAATCTCTTGGCTTATCATTGACCGAATTATTAGGTGCAATCGATGATGCAACTAAATTATTTACTGGTGGCATTGGCGCTGCTCGTTCTTTAGGTATGAACAAAACAAACGCTGCTATTAATATAATGAAACAAGAATATGAAAAAGTTTTAGAAAATGCAAAAGATAAAAAATTAACAGCAGAACAGGCTAATAATATCATTACCGGCATAGCCAGATTGGCAAATTATATTCATTCCTCCATGCCAGCATTTATGGAAGAAAATGAACAAAAATTAAATGAAGCATTTGGTATGCAAAGAAAAGCAGTATATAATTTTCTTCAAAGCTTAAAAGGCGTTGATGACGAAGGTAATGCTACAGTTAAATTAACTGATTTAGCTAGTCCAGATGTAGCAGCACAAGCAGCCATGAGAGAAGAACCTCCCGAACCACCACCGGAAGCAAAAGCCGTACAACCGCCAGCACCGACTCCTAATACCGATGATGAAGCTGTTCAAGCAGCAATGCAGGACGTTCCAGCAAAACAAAAACAAATTTCTCCTGAAGAAATGGCTGATAGAGTAAATACATATTCTAAGATCGCTGCTAAAGCAGCACAGCAAAAAACAGGGAAAATGATCACTGCAGAAGATGCTGAAAAAGTTGTTCAAATGTTGATGAGCAAAAACTATTTAAAAGAAGAACTATCGTATGACAGTCTTGTTGATGAAATCGTTAAACAATCAGGCTTAGACAAAGAAGTAGTTGTTGCTATTCTTGATTCATTGCAAAATAGCTTTACTGGCGAACTAGAAAAAGCACAATTCGACAAAGAACGTGAACAATTTGGTGGCATGGGCGTGAACGAAACTCTGAGTGAAAACCTTATTTCACGTAAAAAAGAAGCATTGTTCTCTGAGAAAGATGCAAAAAGATATAAGCTGCTAGCTGGTTTATTATAGGAAATAAATTTTAATGACACTACCAGATTTCTCACCATTATCAAAAATGAGCAAGGTTATATTACCTGCCACTGGTAATGTTGCCTATGTAACTACTTCTAGTTTACCATTTGGTGTTTATATAGATTCAAATTATTGGACGCCAGATGAAGTAGCAACCTATCAAAGTAGTTCTGCCGAGCAAGTAGCATTTGTTTATAAAATGCTTGGTGGTGATGTGGTTGATATTGAATTGGTAGAAGGCCAAGTGCATACTGCTTATGAACAAGCAGTGTTGGAATATTCATATTTAATTAATTTGCATCAAGCAAAAAATGCACTTCCTTCTGCTCTTGGACAAGAAACTGGTTCTTTTAATGGTGATGGACAATTAACCGGTATCAACTCTGCCTCACTTGCTAATGCCAATCTTGCATTTCCAAAAATGCAATTTACTTATGCGCGTAATGTGTCAATGACAGTAAATAATCAAGTTGCTGTTAACGGTAATGAGCCAATATATTCTGCCTCATTTGATATGGTTCCCGGTGTTCAAGATTATGATTTACAGGCTGTTGTTTCTTCATCCGCTACAGCAAATGGTTGGAATATAGGAAATAAGCGCGTAGTTATACACAAAGTATATTATAAAACTGCTGGTGCATCTTGGAACTTTTATGGTTACTTTGGCGGTCTTAATGTTGTAGGCAACTTATCTACCTATGGTCAATATGCAGACGATAGCACATTTGAAATTATTCCTGCATGGCAAAATAAGCTACAAGCTATGGCTTATGAAGACGCAATCAAAACTCGCGTTAGCGATTGGTCATTTCAAATAAGAAATAATTTGTTAAGAATCTATCCAACACCAAATTCTGCTTCGCCATTAAAGTTCTGGTTTGACTTTTCTGTTCCATCAAACAGTTGGCTGGAAACACCCAATGCATCTGGTTCTGTAGCCACTGATAGCGGCGTTTATGGTATTAATAACATGAATACGCTACCATTTCAGAACATTCCATACAATAAAATCAATAGCATAGGTAAACAATGGATACGCCGTTTTGCATTGGCTATTTGCAAAGAAATGCTTGGTCAAGTACGTGGAAAATTTGATAAAGTTCCAATCCCGGGCGATAGCGTAACATTGAATGCCGATAAGCTTCTTGGAGAAGCAAAAGAAGAAAAAGAAAAACTTCGTGAAGAATTAAAGACACAACTTGCTGAAATGACATATGTTAAATTGAATGAAGATAGTTCTAAGATCATGGAAGACGCTTCCAAAATTCAAACTTATGTGCCCAATCTTATATTTGTTGGTTAATTTTTATGGCAAGAAAGAAAAAAACAAAAGCTAGTTTAGCAGAAAATATAGCTAATCGTCCAGAAGTTGCCCCACCACCTTTGTTTCTTGGTGAGAAAGAGCGCAATCTTGTCAAACAAGTAAACGATGAAGTTATTGAACGTGTTATTGGTCAAACAATAACATATTATCCTATAAGCCGTGAACACACAAATTATAATTTATATGGCGAAGCAGTTAATAAAACTTTTCTTTCACCTATAAAAGTTTTAGCTATGGTTGAGTGGCAAGGCAGCAATACGACAACAGAAGTATTTGGTATTGATCGTCGTACATCTATAACTGTTAAATTTCATCGTAGACGTTTAACAGAAGATCAAGATTTATATGTTCGTGAAGGCGATTTTGTTCTCTTTGGTGATGTTTATTATGAAATAGTTACTTTGGTAGAGAATAAAAATTTGTTTGGTCAAATAGACCATAAGTTTGAAATATTTGCAAAATGTATCAAAGCGCGTGAAAGTACGTTTAATGCTAAATAAAAGAAATAATTATAGTATTTTCAAAAGCGCTACTACTATTTATATTAAGTTATTAGGCTACAAATTTTTGTAGACTCCAAAAGGAGAATTCAGAATGTCAGTGTCAAAATTTAGATTTGTGTCACCCGGAGTACAAGTTGCAGAAATAGACAATTCTCAACTACCAAGATTACCAGAAGCAATAGGACCAGTAGTTATTGGTCGCTCAGTTCGTGGTCCTATGATGCGTCCTGTTAAAGTAAATTCTTTCTCTGATTTCGTTGATGTTTTCGGAGAACCACACAACGGTAATCAAGCGGGTGATGTATGGCGCGAAGGTCCAAAAGGCGCACCAACATATGGTGCTTATGCCGCACAAGCATATCTAAGAAATTCCTCACCATTGACATTCGTTCGTTTGGGTGGTTATCAATACGGCGGTGATGAAAATACTGGCACTGGCGAAGCCGGTTGGAAATATGGTACAGCATATGGCTTGTTTCTTGTTAAAACATCTGGTAGCACAACTGTAGCAAATGCTAAAGCTCCTTTAACTGCTATTATTTATTCAACAGGCAGCGTTGGATTAAGTGGACAAGAATTAAGCGGCACTACAGTATTAAATAACGTAACAGGCACTCTTGTAAAAGCAGGAGCAAACGGTTTAGTTACCCTAGTATTATCTGGTGCTAATAGTGGTGTAGTCACAGCGAGTGCAAATTTTGATAAAGATTCTAGCAAGTATATTCGTAAAGTATTAAACACTAATCCTGTTAGAACAAATACTACTCTTGTACCAACAGGTTCTTTATCGTATTTTCTTGGCGAAACATATGCTTCTTGGACAGAATACACACTAGGTGATTTTAGCGGTAGCGAATATGCCGCTTTCGTTGCACCATTAAAAGATTCCTATTCAGATTATAATGAAAATGCTCAAGATGCAGAAAGCGGTTGGGTTGTATCACAACACTTAGCAGCAAGTGGCAGTTTCGTTACCTCTTCCGGTGGTGTATACCCAGTAACAAATCTTTTCAAAGTTAAAGCGCTAACAGAAGGTGAATGGAATAGCTTAAATCTAAAAGTTTCTATAGAAGATATTAAATTACCTACTAATAAATATACGAAGTTTGGTACTTTCACATTATCTATCAGAAGAATGGGCGACAATGACAATGCACCGGTAAATGTTGAACGCTTTTCTGGCTTGTCACTAGACCCAACAAGTGAAAACTATATTGCCAGAAGAATTGGTGATAAATACACCGAATGGAGCTATGAAAAGAAAACATTCCTAGAATATGGCAACTATGATAATAATTCTAAGTTTATTCGGATCGAAATGAATCCAGATGTAGATAATGGTTTGGTAGAATCAGATTTATTACCATATGGTTTCTATGGTCGCAAAGTATTAACACTTTCTTCTGTATCAAACGGCGGTGGTTTAGATTCTGCATTATTTGCAGCGGACCAAGTGCTTACAGCTAGTACTTCGTTTGCCTTAACTGCCACATTACCACAAATACCAATGTTGTATAGCTCTAGCAACAGTGTTACTCCTTCTTTAACTTCTTTATATTGGGGATTGGACACGGGTATAGACGGTACCAAGAGATACAATGAAGATGTTGTAGATACTGTTAGATACTCACGTCTTGAAAGTGGCTCTTACTCATTCCTATTTACCCTTGATGAAATCAGCGGAACTAGCACTTCATCTGTTTGGGTTCCCGGTTGTAGAGCTGCTGGCACTTCTAAATCTAACATATTAGGCACACACAACAAATTTACATTACCAATGGTTGGTGGTTTTGACGGCTTAGATATTACTGTTAAGGACCAATTCAGTTCTGATACTCTTGGAAATGGTGCAACAGAAAATACTAGTTATGCATATAATAGCGTTAAAGTAGCTATCGAAAGCATTGCAGATCCAGAAGTAGTAGAAATGAATTTAGCAGCTGTTCCCGGCGTCGAAACAGAAGGTTTAACAAATCTATTAATTGAAAAATGTGAAACCCGTGGCGATGCATTAGCTATCATTGATCTTGAAGGTGATTATAACCCATACCAAGCTTCTATAAGCGTACGTAACGGTAGACCAAATGTTGATACTGTTGTTAATAATATGAAAGAACGTGCGCTAAACAGCAGCTATGGTTGCGCATACTTCCCTTGGGTATTGGCTAAAGACAGCATCAATAATTCACAAGTATGGTTGCCACCTTCTATCGCTGCTCTTGGTACATTCTCTAGCGCACAACGTAGCACAGAATTATGGTTTGCACCAGCAGGCTTTAACCGTGGCGGTTTATCAAACGGTTCAGCAGGTTTGCCAATCGTGCAAACTTCATTGCGTCTAAATTCAAAAGACCGTGACGCTCTTTACGAAGCTAACATTAATCCAATTGCTACATTCCCAGCAGAAGGTATTGTTATCTTCGGTCAAAAGACACTACAAGTAACACCAAGCGCTCTCGACCGTATCAATGTTCGTCGTTTGATGATCTACTTGAAAAAAGAAATTAGCCGCATGGCAAGCGTTGTTCTATTTGATCCAAACATCCAAGTAACTTGGAAGCGTTTCACAAATCAAGCAGAACCATTCCTTGCAAGCGTTAAGTCACGCTTTGGCTTATCAGAGTATCGCTTAATTCTTGATGAAACAACAACAACGCCAGAACTTGTAGATCGCAACGTTGTATATGCAAAAATCATGTTGAAGCCAGCACGCGCTATTGAATTTATCGCTCTTGACTTCGTTATTACAAACACTGGCGCAAGTTTCAACGATTAGACTATATATATTATAGGAATTTAATTTTAGGAGAATAAAAAAATGGCATTTTGGAGCAAACAAGAATCAGAACCATTAAGACAATATCGTTGGATAATAAATTTTGGTGCCACCGAAGTTACCAACGGCTCTATGGACAGTCTTATATATGCATTAAAAAAAGTTGATAAACCAAAAGCCAAAGTTGGTGAAATAACGCACAAATATCTTAATCATTTCTTTTATTATCCCGGTCGTCTTGAGTGGGA